GCCACTCGACTATACTGGGGGGCAATGTATGATGGGGGAGCGGTAGTAACGGTTTGTGTTCCTACCTGTCCACCGCCGCCCTTCTTCGCTGCGTCGGCTGCTATTGCCGCCCCCGCCACGGTCGCTGCTGCTTGCATACCTGCTGCTGCTAAACTCATGTTTTATTCCTAACCTGCTCAATAAAGGCGTCCAAATTAGACAAGTCCTTTGGGGATATATTAACATCTTCAAAAGTTTTTGCTACTATTTCTTCTTCTACCTCAAAAGGTGTGGTCGACTTGGCTGGGTGTACTGTCACAAAGTAACAATCTTCGTGGACAAAAACGATGCGTTTTGTTCCGACTTCTGTTATTGAAAAAGATGGAGCTGTCATTCTGCGCTCACCAGACTCTTCTACGATTGTCACATCGCCCTCCAAGAGAAAAAGCGGATGATTAGTGTTGTGTATCTTACTAACAATAATGTGGCCAGCGGGTGAGCGGAACTCCCTGATATACTGTTGTTCTGTAAAGCTATGCTCGACGGGCATAACAACATTAAGCATATTGTCACCAAGGCTGTTTTCATTTGAGGACACAAACTCTTCAAACTCAATTATTTTTTCCTGCCACAGCTCTTTGGCGCGTTTTTGCTGCATAAACAGCCATATATCATCAAACTCAAACGGAAACTCTTTGTCAGAAGATGAAAGAAATTCGTCAAATCCTATTTTCGCGTAATCTTTTGCCGTCATCTCTGTCATGGCTATCTCCTTTAACCAATAATAACGTAACCAATATCTGTCGCATGACCATGATTTTTATGGCCAACAGTAAAGCTACCATTCGCACGAGAGCTAATATATGGGTCAACATCATAATAGTGCGAGTCAAGGCCAACAAACAGTATGATGCTGTTTACGCTGGCTCTGCGGTCATTCACAGTCGTCTCTGTAGTATTAGAAGCAATAGTAAACTCGCCCGTGCTATTGATTTTGCCTTCCATAATATTATTAACGACCTCAGAGATTTGCCGAGGTGAGCCGCCCTCTTTAGGAAGATTGCGAAATTGATTTGCCATCAGCGACGCCCCCTAATCTGGCCATCAACATCAATGCCCTGTACGTTTGTCCAGTTACCACTCAGATTTAGTCGCACACGATGGAATCGGCCCGATGAGCGAACTGGGCAGAAGTTATCGCTATTTAGCGACGAAGCTGTGCCAAAAGATAGCTGAGCATTTTGTGAATCACGAGAAGCGATTTGTGCAGTAACCGTAAGAGTCGTGCCGCTATTGTTTTCGACATATGGAATAATATTATTGATGAGTGAGCTGCGGCCTGCCTGCAAGTCAAACTCGCCTGTCTCAACAACCGCGTCAAGGTTATCTCCAGTGAATGTTTGTATCTTCTTATCCTTTGCGCCAGCAAAGAAGAACTCGCCACCCTTATATACGGCTGAGTCCAGTGAGCTAGGGAGAGCATCCAAATCACTAGAAATATTAGCAAGATTTTCAAGAGTGTAGCCAGCAGTGAATAGAGGGGCCATAGCGTCCAGACCAATATTCGCAGTACTCCAGCTATCTGTTGCATAGTTATAAATAATCAGTTCATCAGGCGTTCCGTCACCTGAGTCAACACTAGGATAAGACCAAATAACAATCTGACGCAATGGGTCAACAACCGCGCTCATTCTGGCTTGGTTGTTTGACTGAAATCTGCGAAGAAAATATCTGTTTACTTTCTCTGCGCCGATTGGCTTGGATGACTGGCCATCAAATACATAAAAACCGTCGTCAGAAAGATAAAAGACATTGCGCCCAAGAGAGGCAACCGAACCGCTAATCTTACAGCCACGATTCAACTGCACTTTGTCAAACTCAAACACAAGCGGAGAGCCGACATATTGTGCGCGTACAATACCACGCTCCATCAAGATAGTGGCATATTCACCGCCTACAAGACCAGTAACAGCACCCATGTCTGAGATGTCTTGGAAGTCAGCTTGCGTATCTGCGTCAACAGCCCAGCTATCGTAGTCACCAATGCCAGACCAACGCACACGGTAAGGCTTTTCACCATCTGTTGTGTCGTTAGTGTAGCCGCACATAACAAAGTCTCGCACAACTGCAAGGAACTTTGCCTTTGGCGGTGAGCCACCCAAATCAGCAAAACGACCACCAGCAGCAGCTTGAATTGTTTGAATTGGGTCGCTGTAGTTTGTTGCAATCACATCCTCGCCAAACTGCACAAAGCGCCACACATACCCATCCCCAGTTGAGTATGACGCATCAGATGTTTTAGAGATATCTGTAAGAGATGAGTCCGAAGCGCTAAACTTATAAAGAGAATCCTCATCACCTACATAAATAGCAGATGATGCAGAGTCGTCTTTTGCCGCAAACATTCCACGGATAAACTTATTAGCTGCGCCAGAAAACGGCAACACATCTGGAAGGTTGCCATACCCATTGGCGGCGGGTACTACATTTGTAGCAACAGTTGCGCCAGCGTTCATATATGGCGGCTGGTCAGGTAAAAATTGTCCTAGCTTAATCATTGTTCAAACCAACTTTCCGAACCCTCGGACTGCTCCGTCCAAGTTTCTGTTCCACGTGAAACCTCTGCCCAAGTCTCCGAGCCTTCTGCCACTATAGACCATACCTCAGAACCTTCAGAAACAACAGACCAAGTTTCTCCACCCTCTGCAACTATAGACCAATCTTCTCCAAGTATTTCTACATCTGTTTCTGTAAAAGTAACAACCGCAGATAAAGCTGCCGCACCAATAAACTCACCTGTCGCAGCAGCCTCCATCAAGGCCTGAGTCGCAGGGTTGGCCGATGCGCTAACAACCAAACCACCAGAGGCAGTCATCGTTGCTGGCCCAGTCAGCAAAGAAGCGCCAAACTGAACCCTAATGCCTTCTGACGTAACGGTGGCGGTAACATTTATGTTACCCTCACCAAACTGTATGCGTATGCCTTCAGAGGTTACGCTTGCAGATACAGAAGGCGTAGACTCGCCAAATTGTATGCGAATAGCGCCAGATGATACAGTTGCAGAAACAGAAGCGCTTGCCTCACCCTCTCGTAAGGCAAGCGTATTCCAAAATGCAGCATCAAGTGGCTGATTGGGGATTTGGTCTATATAGCCCCAACTGTCGAGCTGGTCTAAGTTTGGCCCAACAATATCGGCCATGACTAAGCTGCCGTAATATCAATGCCCGAAGCAGCAACCTTAAAGATGTCACCGTCTTGGATTGTCTTCGATGTTGTCAGTGCTGAGTGAAAAAGAAGATTACCAGAAGTAAGGGCGTCATAGATGCCAATGTGTGTAATCGTACCCCAGTTGCCGCCAGAAGCAGCAGCAAACTCAACGGCGGCGCTATTGGAAGCAGTGCCGCTTGAAGACGCACCAAATGTAATCGCCTTACGGGCGTATCCGTTGCCGCTTACCTCTGCACCCGTCCCAGCATCAGTGGGGTCGGCGGTATGCAACCCAACATAAACAGCGGATGGTGCAGACGTGCTAGTAGTGCCAAGAAAGTGGTCAAGGAAAGCATCCTCAAGATAATCACTCATTGCGCTCATGTCAGTTCTCCATAATCAGATTTCATTTGAAGGGCTGAACCAGCTTGCTTGCTGCGCTCTTCTTCGCGCTTAACTTCATCAATAGCCCGTGTAAACAACTGTTCATAAACAGTCGTTTTTTGGTCATCCATCAAATATACACTAGCCGCTGCTAGTGCGCCATAAAGATATGCGTCTGGATGCCGTGTAAGTATTTCATTCGTCCCGTTGCTGTCAGACAGGTCGGGGATGCCCTCCATATACACAATCTCTGCCGTGTATGTCGTGTCAGGCTCAGGTGCAAACTTAATCTCGCCACCAATAATTGTGTATGCGCGAGGCTTGCCCTGAGAGTTGCTTGCATACAACTCATCAAGCTTTGCTGGCGTATAATACTCAAGAACCTCTTTGGGCGATGTGTTGAGCTTTACAAGCCGAATAGAACGCAAATCCGTAGGTAGAGACACATAAGCATCGCCACCCGTAAGGGTTGCTGTAGCACGTTTCTCTTGGCTACGAGCGTTCATCTCGCGTGACATACGCGACTCTGCAATAGAAATAAAATCAGGAATCTGCGTGGTCAAATCATCACGAGCCAAAAAGTTGGCAATGGATGTTTTCAGCTCGGAATAATTTGTAATCGCCATTAGACTTTACCGCCGCTTGTTCTAAAGAACCTATTATCGTAATCGTTCAGCCACTTCTTGCAACCCTTAGGATTGTCCTTAGGCTGACCAAGCTCCTGAATAAGCTGATGATACAGCGCCGTCGGTATTTCCGCAACCTTTTGATGGTGCTTTTGCGTATTACCGATAAGGGAGTCGGCCCTGTAATCGTTTCTCTCTGACTTGTTCTGATTAAGTAAAGCATCCACATTTTGAGTGCTTTCAAAAATAATCTTCCCGTCTTCGTCAAAATGCGCCCACGTTTCCTTTCCTGTGGCCACATCTTTTTTTACCAGACGCTTCTTCATTTACCTCTCCTTGAAAATAAGGGGGTGGCGTAAAACACCACCCTCCGTAGCTTTTAGGCTTACAACAAGTCGTAAACAGCGCCGTGTGCTTTCGGAGCTGTAACTTTCAAAGTCCATTCAGTAATGATTTGGAACTTCTCAGAGTCACCAGTCTTGGCCAAGTCTTGTACCAAGAAGTTGCGATTCGGCAACGTAGCAATGCAAGCATAGTCGCTGTCCAGCAAATACACGCGGTCGCTGGAGGCAAAGCGGTCGATTACAACGTCGAGCTGGCCGAAGTCGGACAGGTATACCGAAACAGACCCAACGAAGGCTGCTTCTTGCGGAGCAGTCATGTTGATTTGGTTGGTGTTAACAACATTGCTGTCGCTGCTCAGGCCAGAGAAAGTAGCTTTCTTGGCGGGAGAAACAACCAGCATATTCG